ATGGCATCCATCCAGCAAACCGGGCCGAACTCGTGGCGGGTGCTCGTCCGCCGCAAGGGGCACTCGGCATTATGCCGGACCTTCCGCACCGAGAAGGAAGCGCGCGCGTTCGGCAAGCGCGCCGAGCGCGAGATCGCCGAGGGCAAGACGCCTGCGAAGGGTGGACTGACCGTTGCGCGCCTAGTCGAAGTGTTCCGCGAGTTGCGCGACGCCGGCAAGCGTCCGATCAAGGCGGCCAGCACCGAGGAGTACATGCTTCGCCACTTGGCGGACCCGGATGGCATCGGGGGCGTCGAGATCGAGCGCTTGACGCCGCAGCGGATCGCCGAGTGGTGTCGTACGCGCGCCGACGATGGCGCCGGCCCCTACACAATCGGGATGGAGATCTCCAAGCTCTCGACGGTGCTCAAGTACGCCGCGATCGCGCAGCATACCGCCCTGCCGGATGTGGTCGGGGCGGCGCGCCCGCTTCTCGAATACAACGGTCTGATCGGGCCTGGCGTGTCGCGCGAGCGGCGGCCGACGCAAGAGGAGATCGACCGCGTGTTAGAGCATCTCAGTCCGCAGATGGCCGACATAGTGCGATTCGCGATCGCCTCGGCGATGCGGCGAGGCGAGATCTGCCGAATTCTGTGGGCCGACGTTGATGCGGAGCGAAAGCTCGTGCTGATTCGGGACCGCAAGCACCCCAGGCGCACGAAGGGCAATCACCAGCTCGTGCCGCTGGTCGATCGCACGGGAATCGATGCGTGGAAAGTCTTGGAGCGCCAGCCGAAGATCAATGCGCGCATCTTCCCGCTGACGACTGAAGCGGTGTCAGACGCGTTCACGGCAGCGTGCCGGGCCGCCGGCATCGAGAATCTGCACTTCCACGACTTGCGCCACGAGGGCACGTCGCGCCTTTTCGAATCCGGTATGACGATCGATCAGGCGGCGATCATCACCGGGCACCGCGATTGGCGCAATCTCAAGCGGTATGTGCAGCTTCAGCCCGAGCACGTTCACGGCACTCGTCCAGATACTCCGCTACGTCCCGATAGTCCGCGTACCGAGTCCCGCCGTCCAGATACGTCGGAAGCCTGAGCGTGCCGGCAGAAATGCGGTTGCGAAGCGTCCCGTGCGCGACGCCGAGCACCTTCGCAAGATCCTGCATGCCGATCCGCGGGCCATACTTCTCGAGCAGGTAGGCCTGAGAAAAGAAACTCATCAGCCCCGTACCTCCCGCAGCATCCGATGCAGTCGAGCCTCGCTGTAGGTCGTCTCGGTGCCGACGTAGAGCACCCGCAATGGCCGACCGTCGGGCCGATCGACCCGGACCACACACTCGGCATTGCGCCGGTTCCGGTGGCGCCGCCACACGACCCGGACGCCGGCCATGCCGGTACACTGCTGCTTGTCGCGATGCTCGCGAGGCAGCCGGCGCGGCCGCGGCTTGTAGATGCTCAGCAGATATTCGGTTGCTCGAGCGAGCGATGCCTTCGGGCTGCCGAGTCGCCGGCGGCCAGCGGCATCGACATACGAATCCGAGAAGAAGCGCGACGGCTTGCGAAACCGCACTTGCCATCCGTGCGTGCCGGCACCGCCGTCGTCGATGTCGATGCGCACGATGTGGCGAGGCACGCGCAGCGTGGCTGCATGGCCCGGGATCCTGCAGAGACGGGTGTGCATTACGGCTTACGGGGCGGCGCCGGCGGAATCGTTGGTCTCGGATGTGTCAGTGGCTGGCTGGAGCCAACGCGCTCCGTCCACGCGACCGCACAGCGCGGAATAGGAAAAGTACTGCGCGACCTGGAGTTTCTTTCGCTCGATGGCCGCGCGGACCTCCGGTTCGGACGGCAGGGTTAAATGCCCCTCATCGATCAACATCTCAATGGCCGCGATCGCGTGGTACCACTCGCCGAGGATGCGCTCCGCATTCGTAGTCAGCTGGCCTGGCTGCACTTCGCACATGCCGAAGCGAGCAGCTTTGCTGGCGCGGTGGGCGACTTCTCCACACTCTTCCGCCAAGATCCAGAGCAGATGATCCAAGCGGTTCATGCGAATTCCTCGGCGAGCACCGCGATCGGCAGCTGCTGGTCGACCGCGCAACGCTCGCAGACCGTGAGCTTGGCCGGCTCCATCATCGGCATGGCCATGTCCTCATCCGGGCCCATGGCCTGCGCGAGCGCGGGGCTACCGAGTAGCGCTGCGAGACCGTCCTGGCGTTGGGCTGCGCGCAGGTCGATCCCGTAGCGCTCGATCGTCACGGCCCAGAAGAGCGGCAGACCAGCGCCCCCGATCCGCTTCGCGCACAGCGAGCATGTGGCATGCTCGCGCAATTCGCACTCCTTCACGTGATCCTCCTGATGAGCTTGCCGCCGGCGAGACTCGGAATGTGGCTGTGATCGGAACCTGGCCGCCGCGGCGGGGCGACAGGCGGCACGTACGGTCGCACGGCGACCTGCAGCTCAGGCGCAGGGACAGCGCGCCGGCCAGCGCGGGTCAGCTGCCACCGCCCCCACTTGAGCGCGATGAGGCCCTCATCGGCCAGGCGCTCGATCGCGCGCGCGACGTGCGGCCTGGCCGCACCCGAGATCGCCACGCACAACTTGTCCGTCGGCCGCGGAGCTTCAGAGAGCAGACGTAGTAGCTGCGACCCGAGGCGCGGGAGAGTCATGGCAAGCCCCTCAGGTGATTGAATGCGCGGTCCGCCAACAGCTCGGCCAGCCGTATGCGATCCTCGCCCGAATGCACCGGCGAGTCGCCGATCGTCCATCCTTCTGCCGCCATCGCGACCGGCAGCACCGCGAGAAACACCCGGTCCCATGCTCTGTTGGCCGCAGCCAACCGCTGCTTGGCGTCCATCTCGACCCGGGCGCGCCTGCAGCCGGCGCTGTAGCCGCGGGCGTAGGCGCGCTTTTCTACATCCGCGATCTCGGGTGCGAGGGTCATGCTTTGCCGTCCCGCAGGTCGCGCACGTACTGCTCGCTCTCGCGCACCAGCGCGCGGAGCTCGGCGGTGGCCACGGCCTGGTCGCCCGACGACGAAATCTGCACGATGTTGACGAAGGCCGCCATCGCGCCAGCGTAGAATGCGCGCCGCATTTCCTGGCGCTGGATCTGCCCGATGCCGGGCGACATCACGCAGCGCTCGAAGTCCTGCCACATTTCGAGGACGGTCGCGCTCATGACGGTGCGCCATCCTCGGCGTGGCGCCTCGCGCGATTCAGCCGGGGGCCATCATCCGGAGTGGGTGCGGTGGCGTGTTGGATGTGGCGCAAGGCGAGCAGCGGCATCGCCTCGGACGATCGGCTGTCGTCTACTGGTCCCGGCATGGGTAGCTCCGTGTCAAAGGATGATCGACGCTACGCCCGCGCTGGCGCAGCAGGTTGGCCAGGCGCGCGCGATCAGCATGGCTCGAGCTCGCCTGGCGCAGCAGACCGAAGTAGCTGTTGCCGACCGCTCGGAGATCAGCTTCAGGTATCGTGGCCACGCGTCGCAGCGCCTGTTCCACGGTGCGACGCCGCGTGACGCGGCGCCATGGCAGGATGACCTGGCCAACGAAATCGATACCGCGCTCGATCGGCTGGCAGATCGTCTTGCGCGGATTGAGCTGCAGGTGCAAGCGCTCCTGCAGGAATGCATCGATTCGGCGCCTCGCCTCCTTGAGCCATTGCGGCGATTCATGCAGCAGCACGAAGTCGTCGACATACCGGATGTAGTGCCGCGCGCGCAGCTGGTGCTTGACGAACTGATCGAGTGCATCAAGATGCACGTTGGCGAAAAACTGCGAGGAGAGGTTGCCGATCGGCAGGCCGAGCTCGGGCACTTGATTGCTGAGTCTCTTGTGCTCAGGCACCCGCCGCATCATCGCCGCCGTACTCTGCATCACGGCGCTCGGACGCGGATCGTGCATGAGGATCAGCTCGGCGAGCGCGAACCACCAGGGATCGGTGATGCGCTTGCGCAGCTGCTCGAGGAGAATCCGCTTGTCGATCGAGACGAAGAAATTCGCGAGGTCGCCCTTGAGATACCAGCCGGGACGCCGCCAGTTGTGTGTCTGGCTGCGTACCTTGGCCTCGAGCCGCTCGACAGCGTAGAGCGTGCCGCGGCCCGGAATGCACGCGCAGGAATCCGCGATGAACGAGGCCTCGATCGACGGCGCGATACGGTGATAGAGCAGATGGTGAACGATGCGATCGCGAAACTGTGCGGCCCATACCTCGCGCGGCTTGGGCCGGGTGACCACAAAGCAGATCGAGGGCCCCGGCTGATAGGTGCCGCTCACCAGCTCTTCATGGAGCTCGACCAGGTGGCGCTCGCGATGCTCCTCGAAGGCGAGCGCCGAGGCCGTGTTGCGCTTGCCGAGACGGCAGTTCATGTAGGCGCGCACCGCGTGCGCGAGCGTCGGCGCGCCGGCGCTCACATCGAATCGATCTGCGGACAGCCCGGGCAGGGAACTTGTTGTCCTTGTGGTAGTTGTTCTGGTTACCGTCGCCGAAGTTCTGCGCCCAGGCGTAGTCGGCGTTGCCCGCGTACTGCGTAGTGTCGCGCTATCCACGTCGCCCCGCCGAAGGCCTGCGCCGATCAGCGGGGAGACTGCGCCGGACCTGGCCAGGCCATTGCCTGCGGTGTCCGTGCTGCGCCTGTCGGTGGCCTCGTGAGCCAGCGGCGCGACCAGATCAAAAGTCGCGCAGGCGTGATCGCCGTGACGATCACGCAGCGGGCGACGATGCGGCTGCATATTTGCGCCATCCGTTGGCCTGCTTGCCCACCGAGGTGGTGAGTGCGATCGCGCGAGCGTACTGCGGATCGCTGATCAGGTGCTTGTCGTGACAGAGTCGTATCAGGAGCTCGGCCACCTGCAGGCGCTCGAGCAGCTCGACCAGATGCACCGTTTTCTCGCGCGCGACATTCGCGCGCAGGATCAGCACGAGGATCTCGATGCACTCCTCGCGGATCTTCGCGCCGACACTCGCCTTGTAGTCGCGCCGCATGTTCGCGGTGAGGTCGGCGGCGAGCCCGAGCAGATCGTAAGCGATCTTGTAGATGGGCAGGGTGTTGTGCAGGGCCACGGCGAAATGACCAAAGGGTTAAATGATCAATCTGCGGACAGCCCGGGCAGGGAACTTGTTGGCCTTGCGGTAGTTGAGCTGGATACCGTCGCCGAAGTTCTGCGCCCAGGCGTAGTCGGCGTAGCCCGCGTACTGCGCGTTGGTCCAGTACCACTCTCCAGCGAACAGCTCGGACACGTTGACGACGAGGATGCGCGACTCGCGCCTGTCGGGGACCGAATACTGTTCGCCGAGGCTGGGTGCCCAATCGACCGCCGCCTGCCAGGGGCCGGGCTTGAACACCTCCTCGTGCACGAGGAGGTGATAGTCGCGCTGGCCCTCGAGGCCGCGCACGAGGCCGGCGTAGATGTCGGTCGTGCCCGGCCAGCACTGGCCGAGCGCGGGCGCAATGAGCGGCGCGGATGCCCTCTGCTGGATCTCCTGCTGGAGCCAAGCCTGCAGGAGGTCGCCGGCGGGCACGTTGAGCGTGCCCCTGCCGAGGCCGAAGACGATGGTGTCGCGGACGGTGGTTTGCATGGCGTGTAAATGATCGAATGGTCAAATGGCTGATCTGCGGACAGCCCGGGCAGGGAACTTGCTGCCCTTGTGGCAGTAGGTCTGGTTACCGTCGCCGAAGTACTGCGCCCAGGCGTAGGCGGCGTTGCCCGCGTACTGCGTACTGGACCAATGCAATTCCTCAGCGAAGGCCTCCGGACCGCCGGTGCGGAATTCCTCGAGCGCGGTCTGCGCCGGGTCCGTGGGCGTGTAGGCGTAGCCGACAGGGATGCTCGAGGGATTGTCGCCGCGCCAGCACCAGTTCTTCTGCGTGCTCGGCTTGAATGCGCGATAGAGCATCTCGAGCTCGTCGCGCGACGGCAGATACCAGTCGTCGCGTCCGTCGATGCGCAGCGAGCGGGCCCACTTCGCGATCGCGCTGCCGGCGGCGGCCATCGCCTCCGTGTTCGCGAAGCCGTCGCAGAAGCTGCGCGCACCCTCGACGGCGCGCAGGGACTTGTTCCACACCGCGGGGACGTGGAGGCCGACAGCGGCGGGTGCGCAGATCAGCGCGTAGGGGTTGCGGTCGACGAGAATGCGGCCGGTGTAGTGGCCGCCGTCGAACCTCTCGCCGAGCTTCGGCGCGTGGGCCTGGGGTGCGTTCATGCGCTCTCCTGTGAGCTGGTGGTGGTGAGGTCGATTGCCGTCGAGCCTGCGCGGCGCAGCTCGTCGGCCAGGTCCTGGAATGCGGTGGCGAGATGCGGCTCCGGATAGAGCAGCTCGTCGGCGGCGTCTTGCGCCGCTTCCTCGAGCCAGTCGATGACGCGATCGCGCACGACCGCGGGGATGACGACGGGGCTCATTGCGGGCTCGTGGGAAAGGGCCACGTCGAGTCGGCCTCGGCGGCCGGCTCGGTGCTCTTGGGCGGGACCTTCTTCGGCGAGAATTTCTTGGCCGCCGGTTTCTTCGCTGCAGGTTTTTTCGCGGCAGGCTTCTTCGGCGCCGCAGCCTTGGTCGCCTTGGCCTTCTTCTTCGCCTTCTCCTCAGCCTTGAGCCCGCGCTTGATCTCGGCGGCATCGACGCCGAGCCGAGCGGCGAGCTCGAGCATGCGCTTGGGATCGGTCTTCGAATACGTCCAGACCATCAGCTCGCTCGCGAGCGCCATGTCGTACATCAGGAGAGCGAGCTGCGCCGCGTCGAGCTCGTCGATCGGGCTCCCGTCGGCAGCGATCGTCGACCATGACCAGATATCGCGGACGCGGCTGCGCTGGTCATGGCCGAGGTGCTCGTAGAACGCGCGCGCGATCATGCGACGGTCCTCGAGCGACGGCTCGCTCGGCACGCGCAGGCGCAGCGCACCGAAGAGCGCCTTCCGGTAGGCTTTCTCGGCCGCCACGCGCTGGCGCTCCTGGCGCTCCGCATCGCTCATCGTCGCCGGCGCTGTGATGCCCTTGTCGGCGAGGACCTGAGAGTAGGCCTTCTCCGCGACCGCCTCGACGACTCGATTCGTGTGCGGGTTCACGAGCAGCACGCGCTCGACGTCGGCTTTGCCGACCAGCGTGCGGCGCTTCTTGCCGCCGAGACCGGAGCGATGCTCGGTCTGATCTAGGTCGACGTAGCCTTTCGGCTCGCTATGACGATATGCGAAGATCTTCTTCGCGGCATCCCCATCGATGACCTTCTGGCCCTTGGCCTGCGCCTCTTCGATCACGCGATCCTTGTGCGCTGCGGCCTTGCGCTCGAAGCATTTCGGATCCGTGCACGTGTCCGGGCCCTTGATGTCATCGAAGAGCTCGCCGGCGTTGCCGGTGCGCTTGGGGCATGTCGTGCACGGTCCGACGCCGGGCAACAGATCCGCGTCGCTGGGCTTGAAGGGCGCGGTGGCCAGGCGCAACATGTACGTGCGCTGGATATGCTCGCTCGCCTGCGCCGTCGACATCGGCTCGCCGCTGAAGGACCGGACGATCTCCTGCGTGGCCTTGGCCTGCAGGTCGGCGCCCGGGATGCGCGCGACGAGCAGCGCAGTGCTCGGCGTGAGCTTGCCGCCGAAGAATGCCTTGCGCGCGGTCTCGCATAGCGACGTGAGCCGCAGGCGCGCGTAGACGTAGCCCTCGCTCTTGTCGACCTTCGCTGCGATGTCGGCCACGCTGTAGCCGTGGCGCTCGTGCAGCGCTTCATAGCCTTCGGCTTCCTCGAGCGGATGCAGGTCGGCGCGCTGCAGGTTCTCGATCATCTGGATCTCGAGGACCTCGGTGTCGGTGAGCGCGCGCACCAGCGCCGGGATCTCGACCAGCTGCGCGGCATCGGCCGCACGCAGGCGGCGCTCGCCGGCGACGAGCTCGTAGAGGTAGTGCTCGCGCTCGAACGCCTCGCGCGTGTCGGGCAGTGGTCGAACGAGGATCGGCTGGATGATGCCGTGGCGGCGTACGCTTTCGACGAGCTCGGCCTGCGCGGTCTCGTCGAAGTGCTTGCGGGGATTGTCCAGCGGCCGAGCGATTCGCGCGACGCGAATGGTCTGCACGCCGGGCTGCATCAGTTCAGGAGCGTTCATTCGTACGGATCCAGTGGGTGCACCAGCGGTAGGTTTTCACGATCGCGTCATTGCGCGAGCAGTAACGGTCGTGGTTGGAGTTGCGCCGTCCGTCGGGCGGCGGCCTGACGTGGTCGCAGGTGCTGCAGCGCTCCTCGTGCTGACGAGCGCCGCTCGTGCGGTAGCCTGCGGCCGCGAGACGGGCCTGTGCTGCTGCAGCTGATTTCATGGCGTGCCCCGCAGCTCGGCGGGCTCGATGAGATCGAGCAGCAGATCGCTCGCGATCTTCGCGAGCCGATCCGACGATCCGGTATTGACGATCTCGGCATCGACCGGCCAGTGCTGATGCACACGCTCCGTGTGATGCCCGGAGGGCTGGCGTTGACCGAGCCGCGCCACGCGCCACAGCGCACCGTCATGGCGGCGCAGCCAATCGAATTCGTGCTGCAGTCGCACGTCGGTGATGATCACCGCACGCGGCTCGGTGGCGGCGACCTCGAGCCAGCGCGCCTCGAGCGCGCGCACGTAGTGCGTCAGGTCGGTGCGTGCGATCCAGTCGCCCCAGGCCTGCATGACGGTGCGCGGCTTGAGCGACTCGAGCGTGGCGAGATGCCAGTGCGCGGCGACGAACTCCGCGTGCGTGCAGCGGCGCAGAGCGAGCTGATGCAGGCTCGTGTCCTTCAGGATTGGGTCATGGAAGATGGCGACATCGACATGCCAGGCCGCGGCCACTTCGCGCTTGAGCTCGTCGGCGAACGCCAGCTGAGCAATGCTGTAGCGCTCGGCGAGGAGCCGCGCCACCGTGTCCTTGCCCGACCGGCTGTAGCCGGTGAGGCCGATGAGCGGCGGGGTCATCGCGCGCGCTCCCGCGCCGGCGCGGCCGGGCGCAGCGCCTCACGCAGCTCGTAGATCACGCGCCGGATGATGGCCTCGCGCATCGTCTGCGAGCGCGTGCCGCGGATCGTGCGCGCGCGCCGGCGCGCCTCGAGCAGATGCATCTCGCGTGGCGTCATGCGGCTCTCCGGATGCGTGGAGCGGGGCGCGGCGCCTGGCCGAAGAGCGGCCGGATCTCGAGCCCTCGGGGGTTGGCCTGCGTCAGACGCTGGATGCGCGCCTGCAGAGCACGGTATTCGTCGTGCGCGGTGCGCAGAGCGAGGAGTTGCTCGATGCGATCGCGCATGTCAGTCGAGCGCGGCGAGCGCGGCGGAGATGCGTGTCAGCAGGTCGGGCTCGCGGCCGAGGCCGGCGTCGTCGAGCCAGACACCGGCGGCGACGAGCGCGACCACGGCGAGGCCGATGAGCAGCGCGTAGCCGATGCACATCGCGAGGAGATCGATCGCGCGCGCCTGGCGTAGATCGAGGGCGACTTGGCGCAGGGCGCGCAGGATTGGGGGCTCGGGGCGCGGCGCGCTCATGCGCGGTCTCCGCTCTCGTTGAGCAGCACGCAGTCCTCGAGGCGCTCGGCGCTGTCCGGCGTGATATGCGGCCCGTCGTCCGCGTCATCGTGGTCGAGCATCGCGAGCATGTCGATTACGCCCGCCGCCTCGACCAGCAGCGCGGCGAATTCGCGCAGCTGGTCGGGCGTGCTGTAGATCGCGCCGCCCCATGCGCCGGTCCGCAGATTCACCTGGGCGTTGGCAGGCCGCGCATGCCCGGCCGTATAGACGGCGACGCAGATCTCGGCCGGGAGAGGGTAGCCGTCGACGGCATCGCGGGGCTGTCCGCGCCAGTTGCCGTCGGGGTCCAGCCGCATACGCGGCGGGGTGTCGGGCGCGGTCGCAGCCCGGTTGGCATCGTGGAGAGTTGCAGCCATCTCGCCTCCGCTAAGTAACAGCGAGGCGATTACAGCATTACTGAACGATGGTTGTCAACAGCAATGCTGAATTTCGGGCGGATTGAAAACGGAGTGACTCATACAATATACGCCGCATGTATGCACAAAAAACTTGACATCTCTCTTTTGTGTGCATACAATTTGTTCATGGAAATCGAATTCGACCCTACGAAGAACGAGCGCAACATCCGCGAGCGCGGCCTGTCGTTCGAGCGGGCAGAGGACTTCGAGTTCGAGTCAGCGATCTACGTGGCGGACGATCGCAAGGACTACGGAGAGAACAGGATTCGAGCGTTCGGGCTCCTCGACAACCGGCTTCATGCGCTCGTGTTCGTGGAGACCGAAAAGGGCATCCGCGTGATTAGTTTTCGCAAGGCGAACGCAAGAGAGATAGAGCGATATGAGCAAGCAACCAAGGGCCGATAGGGCCGACCGCGACAACCCGGAATGGACCGCGCGCGACTTCGAGCGCGCCACGCCCTTTGTAGGGCTGCCCGGGGCGCTGCGGAAGAAACTTGGTCGGCGCGGGCCTCAGAAGGCGCCGACCAAGGAACGCATCACGATCCGGCTGTCACGAGAGGTCGTGGAGAGCTTCCGGGCGACAGGGGAAGGTTGGCAAACGCGCGTCGATGCAGCGCTCAAGGAATGGCTACACGAGCATCGGGGCTGAGGGGTGCATGCTATTGATTGCTGCGCGGTCTGATCGGCACCGCGAGGCACTGTCGCAGCGCGTTTGGATTGGAGGCATACCAGTTCGAACAGTCGGTCACTTGGCGCTTGCAGGCGGCTGCGATGTCTCCTCGCTCACTATCGCAGCGCTCAAGCGCTGCCTCGGCTGGCGTAATTGGGGTGTCCCAGCCTCGCCGATAGAAGATCCGGCCGCTGCCGGAGTCGAATGCAATTACCTCATCGACCCGTAACGTCATGGAAGCCTCAGTCACCTCGTCAGCGAAGGGGTGCGAAATCGAAGGCGAGCTGGATCGTTCTACGATGCTCACATAAGGCTGCACCAGGGTGCCGAGTAGAGCCCAGGACGCCGTGCGTGTGTTCCTCTCGGCGTCCTCGCCGGACATTGTGACCGGCACGAAGCACTGGGTATCCTGCGATGGCGACTCGAAGGCGATCAAGAGAGAGGAGATCCGCCGACGCGTAATCGTCTTGGTCACGCCAAATGCATTGTGGCCGGTGTAGATGCCCAGCTTGTCCTCTTTGCGGTAATGCTCATAGGGCCGGGTGCTGACGCAGACCTGGAAGACTTCGGTATCTGGATCATAGCTATAACCTGGCCACCCAGAAAACGTGCCCGATTTGAATAGGGGACCGGAAACGGCGATGCGGTCGGTTAGGCGAACCCGGCCGTAGGCATAGGCCTCGATCGTCCTGCGCTGGCGAGCTTCATATGCCTCGGTCGTTTCAAATTCGCCGCGAGGTTTTACGCTCGCTGCATGCAAAGCCAAGCGCAGCATGTCGTGGCCGCGCCAATGCGGAGGGACACTTTCGATTGCAGATGGAAGCGAGTCGATTTGGTAGAGGGGCCGCCTCTTCTCTTCGCTGCGCGCCTCGGAACTGACCGTGAGCATCGCGGTAGCAACGATGATGGCCAGCCAGAGCCCGGTGATCCAAGACTCGAGGCACGTCCACCACTTAAGAGACGGGTTACTCATTGATCCACTCCGTTGGTCCCCCGAAGCGACGATCGTTGGGCGGCCAAGCGATGATCAGTCTCGAGCCTTGTGTCCATGAAGCAATAACGCGATCGGACACTTCACCGATTCGCGGTAGCAGGCGAGATGGAAAATTCGAGCCGACCTAGGCGACGCTCCGGCTGCTTTTTGTCTTGCTCCGATGCGCCTCCTTCTCTCGATTTTCCTCCTCGCACGTAAGTAGGACGCCATAGGCTGCGGCTTCGACGAGACGCCTTTGCGGCCGAGACAGCCGGTCGAATCGCGCGCGAGCGAACTTCCGGAATGGCCACTCATCTGTTGCCAAGCGGACGACTGGCGGTCGGTGATCGGGCGCTCCTTCCAGCCACTCCGGGGTCGGAGGGATCGGTGCGTCCGGACGAACCCACCACTCGAGCCTAGTCTGTGTGAGCCTGGCGAGGACGGGCAGATGCCGTTTATCCACGCGACCACGGGTTTTCCATTCCGTGATGGCAGAAAGCGATTTCACCTTCGTCTCTTCCTGCAATCGGGCTGGAGTGACGCCTTTCTTTTCGATGGCCCAACGGACCTTCTTCGCGAGCGCTTCAGAAGTAGAAAGCATTGCTGAATTTTCCAAGCCCAATAGGCATATCAGCAATGCTTCTTGCGCTTGAATTCAGTAATGCTGTATTGTTGGCGGGATGAACCTCGGAATTGAACGAGCAATCGAGTTCTACGGGAGCATGGCCGCGCTCGCGCGATCCCTCTCGATCACCGCCCCGGCAGTCCATGAGTGGCGAAGCGGAGCGCGCCCGGTGCCGGTCGAGCGATGTGTGCAGATCGAGCGGATGACAAAGGGTGCGGCGACCCGCGTCGACCTGCGCCCATCCGACTGGCACCGCATATGGCCCGAGTTGATCGGCGCGCCCGGGGCCCCGGCCATCCCGACCGAGGAAAAGGCGCATGGGTGAGCGGGGCGAAGGGTTGTTGCCCCAACGCGTCGCCGTGCTCGAGCGGCGCGTGACTGCGCTTGGGCGCCCGGCGCATTGATCGTCATGGCCGCAGAGCTGAAGGACTTTCGCGGAAAAATCACGGCCGAGGCCGACTGCGTGCTCGAGGCCATCAACCGCGTCACCGGCCGGGACCGCTCGGAAATCGCTCGTGAGGTGCTGCATCGCTGGGCTCTGGAGGAAATCGACAAGCACAGCGTACTGACACAGCTGCTGCGCAGCGAGGGACTGCTCAGGGAGCCCGAGGGACTGCGGGTGGCATCCGAGGGAATCGCAGGGAGCCGCAGGGAATGAGCGGGATTCGTGACGGAATGCACGGCTGCGCTCGCTCTAGCGGCCGCCTCGCCGGCCTCGCTCGCCGCCTCGCGCTCGCGCGGCACCCAGACGTGATCGCGCGGCTGGTGCGCGAGTGGCTGAGGGAGGTCGCGCGATGAACCCGCGCTGTCGGCATCCGACGCAGCCGTGGGTGCGGGTACTCGATGACGTGGGGGCGTAATGGCGACGATTGAGAATATCGGGGAATCCGACATCGCCGCTCGGTTGCGCGATATGGACGACAACCAGCTCGTCGCACAGGAGCTCATCCAGCAGGGCGCCGTGAATGCGGTGAGCTTTCTCATCGCGCACGGCTGCACCGAAGCCGTGGCCAACGACATGTTCGAGTCCTTACGGGAAAGCGCTTCCGCCGTCCGGGCGGAAATCGAGCGCCGAGGCGAATCGCCGCTGTTCGGGTCCGATCAACTCGCGGGGGATGCGCCGCCGTGCTGAGGCGTCAATTTGGCTGGGTCGAGCAGGAGCTCGTGCGCCGCAACTATGCTCACGTGTACACCGAGGCATTGGCGCACGTCCTGAAGTGCACTCCCGCCCAGATCTATCGCCTGGCGGCACGGATGGGCGTACACAAATCGCGCGAGACCATCGCCGCGCGGGCGCGCGAGCTCATGGCGATGCCCGGACACGGCAGCCGCGCATCGCGCTTCCAGCCGGGCCATGTGCCTGCGAATAAGGGGCTGCGGCGCCCGGGCTATGCTCCGGGACGGATGGCGTCGACGCAGTTCCAGCGAGGGAACCGTCCGCACACGTGGGTCCCCGTCGGCAGCCATCGCATCAATGGCGACGGCTATCTCGATCTCAAGGTCAATGACCTACCGGGCCCGAGCAACGTGCGCTGGCATCCGGTGCATCGGCTGGTCTGGGAACGGGCTCACGGTCCGGTGCCGCGCGGCCACGCGGTGGTATTCAGGCCGGGCCGGCGAACCACGGTGCTCGAGGAGATCACGCTCGACGCGGTCGAGCTCATCACGCGCCGCGAACTGATGGCGCGTAACACCATCCACAACCTGCCTGCGCCGTTGGTCGGCGTGATCCGGCTGCGCGGCGCCCTCAACCGGCAGATCAACAGGCGGAGGCGATCGTGACAGACCCTGTAGATGATGGCGTGCTCAGCGTCGATACCCTGCGCGCGCATCTGTTTGCGACGCTGAAGGCATTGCGCGACCCGAAGGATCCGATGGAAATCGAGCGTGCGAAGGCGATCTCGGATGTCGCGCAGGTCATCATCAACTCGGCCAAGGTCGAGGTCGAGTACCTGAAGGCAAACGGGGGAGGCGATTCCGAGTTCATCACGGCCGTCGGCAGGAAGAACTTGCCGCCCGGCATCACAGGCGTGCGCCGGCATAAGCTCACGGGTTAGTGCGACATGGGCGGCTCTATCGAGTGGACCGCGCAGCAGGTCCTCGGCCTGCGCAGCACCTCGCCCGGCATCATCTCGCGCCGAGAGCGCGAGCACCAGGTGCTCGCCGTGCTGAGGGCGGCGGGCCGGCCGCTCTTCGCCGCGGATATCGCCCAGCGCGCAGGCCTCGGGCGCTGGTACGTCGCAGAGCTGCTCAGGGCCCTGCGCGACCGCGGCGAGGTGACCGACAGCTATCGGATGCGGCCAGCCGGGCGCGGGCGCACGCCGTCGACGTGGGAGGCGGTGCGGTGATCGATCGCGAGGGCCGCTAGCGGTCATGCCGGCCAAGCGGGTCGATTTCGCGGCGCTCGCGCGCACGCTGCTCGATGCAGCCGACCGGCTCGTGCCGTTGTGGCTGGAGGGCGGCCGTCGCGCCGGCCATGAATGGCAATGCGGCAATCTCGCGGGCGAGCCCGGCAAGAGCTGCAGCGTCAACCTCACGACTGGGCAGTGGGCCGATTTCGCCACCGGCGAGCGCGGCGGCGACCTCATCTCGCTCTATGCGGCGATCCATGGCCTGCAACCCGGCGAGGCCGCGAAGCGGCTGCGTGCCGAGCTGAGGATCGGCGGATCGGGCGAAGCATCGACGCGGCCGCCCGAAACGAAACTGACCGAACGCGAGACGAAGCGCGCCAGCTGGGCGCCGATCGTGCCCGTGCCCGAGACGGCTGCGCTGCCGCCGATCGCACATCCCGTGCGCGGGCGCTCCGAGCACATCTGGTGCTATCGCGATCGCGACGGGCGCATCCTCGGATACGTCCATCGCTTCCGCACCTCGGACGGCGGCAAGGAAATTCTGCCCGTCGTCTGGGCACGCAATGCGAGAGGCCGCGAGGATTGGCGCTGGATGCAGTGGGCGATGCCACGGCCGCTCTATGGGCTCGATCGCCTGCGCGATGGTAAGCGCGTGCTCATCACCGAAGGCGAGAAATGCGCCGACGTCGCGCACGAGCACCTCAGCGACATCGTCGATTGCCTCAGCTGGCCAGGCGGCGGCAACGCGGTCCTGAAAGTCGAGTGGGCGACCCTGGCGGGCCGCGAGATCCTGCTGTGGCCGGACTGCGATGCGAAGACCCCTCGGAACAGCGACGAGCTGCTGCCGGAGGCCAAGCAGCCCGGCGTGCGCGCAATGGAGACCATCGCCGAGCAGCTGCTCGCCCTGGGCTGCAACGTGCGCATCGTCCGCATCCCGGCGCCGGGCGTTAAGGCCGACGGCTGGGACATCGCGGATGCAGTGGCAGAGGGTGCGACGCACGAGGATCTCGTCGCGATGCTCGAGGATCTGCGCCCCTGCGCGGCGGCATTGAAGATCAATGCGCCGGCGCCGCAGGCATCCGCGGCGACGTCAGCTGGCGCGGGCGAGCCGGAGGATCCGGGCGGTGAATGGCGTCATCGTCTCCTCGTGCGCAAGCACGAGTTGGTGCCGTGCCTGGCGAACGTGGTGCAGATCTTCACGCGCGACCCGAAATGGGCAGGCGTGCTGGCGTACGATGAGTTCGCTCAGCGCGTAGTCAAGCGCAAGCCGCTGCCGTCGTGCGGTGTGCTGGGCACCGTGGAATCGCCCGAGGGCGACTGGACGGATCTCGATACGAGCCTGGCCACCGTGTGGCTGACGAACGCGTATTCGATCACGCCAGCGACCGCGATCGTCAATGAGGCCGTGGAGCTCGCTGCAGCGATCAACCGATTCCACCCTGTGCGCGCGTATCTCGGCGGGCTGCAGTGGGATGGCACGGAGCGACTCGAGGACTGGCTCGCAGACTATTTCGGCGTCGCGCGCAGCGAGTATTCGACGCGCGTGGCGCGCTGGTATCTCACGGGCATGGTCGCGCGGGTGATGCGCCCAGGAGTGAAATTCGATTACTGCCTCGTGCTCGAGGGCGAGCAGGGGCGCAACAAGAGCTCGGCGCTCAAGATCCTCGCGGGGGAGTGGTTCTCTGAGGCAGAGCTCGACATCACGAGCAAGGACGCGCTATCGGCAATCCGCGGCAAATGGCTGCATGAGTTCCCCGAGATGGGCGCGATCGTGCGCGTGGAATCGCTGCGCCAAAAGTCGTTTCTGAGCCGCACGGTCGACGAGTTCCGGCCGGTCTATGGGCATCGCGAGATCAAGTGCCCGCGTCAGATCGTGTTCGGTGGCAGCACGAACGAGTGGCAGTGGAACAAGGATCCCACGGGGGGCCGACGATTCTGGCCTGTCGACGTGCCGGCCGAGGTCGACCTCGAAGGCCTCGCAAACGCACGCGACCAGCTCTTCGCCGAAGCGCTCGTGCGCTATCGCCGCGGTGAGCGATTCTGGCCGACGGGGGATGAGCAGCGCAAAATCTTCGATCCCGTGCAGCTCGCGCGCGAAGCGGAAGATGCGTTCATGGATCCGATCCATGACTGGATCGAGCGCCGCGCACTGCCCGAATTCACGTTGCACGACGTGCTCGTCGACGCGCTGAAATTGGATGCGGGTCGCATGACGCGCGACGTGATGACACGGGTCGGCATGCAGCTCAAGCGCATGGGCGCGCAGCGGGTCGAGCGTCGCAACGGCACGACACGGTTCGTGTATCGGCTCCCGACCTGGGCGCCGTACTGGGGGCGGATGCAGCAGGCAGCACCGGCAGCAGGTGGCGAGGGCAGAGATGGACCAATGCCGTTCTAAAGTCCGAAAAGCTCCACACCTTCCATACCTCGCGGCGGAGGTATGGAGGCCGGAAAGCGAGGCTGGGCGTGGGGTTCCATACCTTCCATACCTTCCACACCTGCCCCGCGGGCGCACGCGTACATACGCACGCACGTACGTGCACACGCGATCGCGCGCGTACGCGCGCGCAGCATCCATCCATCCTATGGAAGGTATGGAAGGTATGGAAGAGCAAGCACCGGCGCGGGTTTCGGGGCTCCATACCTCAGCCAGGGGTATGGAACAGGTATGGAGGCAGCCAATGAGCGAGCGCAGCGGTTCGATGCGTGACGTGATGCCGACCGTGGCTCGATGGATCGACGAGCTGCGACGCGTTTTCGGCGCCGATCAGGTCGATCCGAGCATCCGGGCCGGCATGCGTGGCGAGCCGAATCGCTTTTATGCGTGCGAAGCGGGACTTCAAATTGGGACGCCGTTCCACTCCGAATGGCGTGCGGCGAAGTGCGACGGTCATTACACTGGCGACGCACAACGCACGGAGGTATGAAATGTTGAAACGTACGCTTCAAGCCATTCTCCCCGCGGTCGTTCTGGCGGGCTGCACGGTTGCCCCGCCGAGAGGCCAGCCCGGAACGTTCCGTTTGATCCAACAGGGACAGATTGCACCGGCTCGGGCGCTGGCCTTCTCGGCGTGCGTGATGGACGGATTCGATAGGGCGCATCTCACCCTCACTAGCGTCCACACTCGACAGCAGCGGAGAGCGAATGGCTATCGGATCGAGACGATGGTGAATGCGACTGCACTCGTGAGCGTCGATATCAGCGACGACGGTCGGGTCGAGATGCTCGAGAGCACCGCGGCGCTGATGATCGACACCTCCGATGAGCGGCGGGCGTTCACCGAGTGCGTCGGCAATGAGAAGGCCACGCAATGATCAAGGTGAGAATGCAGATCGAGGGCACCGATGCCGTGCGCCATCACATCGCTGCGCTGTCCGGGCCCGCACTGCGCGCGGCAACTGCTGCAGCGCTCAACGATGTAGGGTTCGATCTGCGGCGGAGGTATCAGCGGGAGATCACGACCGTCTTCGATCAGCCGACACCGTTCATCTCGCGCTCGATCCTGGTGGAGCAAGCGCGACCCGATCACCTGCAGGCGATCATCGGTCCGACACGCGCGGTTGGGAAGGGAGTGGACCCAGCCAGCGTGCTCGCCGCCGAGATCGCCGGGGGTCATCGTCGCGACAAGCGCTCGGAGATCGCTCTACGGCGTGCTGGCATCCTGCCTGCGGGCTATGCCACCGTCATCCCCTCGCAGCCCTTCCCTGGTAGCGAGGATGGCTACGGCAACATCAAGGGGTCATTCATCACGATGCTGCTCAGCTACTTCCGTGCATTCGGCGAGCAGGGGTATCGCGCCAATATGACCGATCGGCGCCGGCGGGCGCTCGCCGCGCGCGGCAGGACCGCGAACGGTTACAAGACGATCAACGGCTTCGAGCTCTTCGTGGCCTACGGGCCGCTGCGTGGCGGCAAGACTCGCCATCTCGCGCCCGGCATATGGGCCAAGCGTGGAATCCATGGCGCGATCCTACGCCCAGTGCTCATGTTCGTGCGCACGCCAACCTATGAGATTCGGCTGCGGATGGACCGGATCGGCAACCCGTCGGCAATGCAGATGCTCTTCGAGCGACGGCTGCGTTATCGAATTCGGCTGGCAGCTGGGGTCTGAGGATGGCAATGGGGCGCGGGTCCTTCCGGAAAGCGGGCGATGAGGGTAATTCGATCCCCGTCGGCGCGCTAGTGGCTGGCCCTGCATTTCCCTGACGTCATGCCTCACCTGTTCGACCTCTAACCTGACATGCCGACCTACGTTTCGATCGCCGAGTTCGCCCGCGACCGAGGGGTAACGCGGCAGTCCGCGCACGAGTGGGTGAAGACGTACAAGATCCCGCTCGTCGACGGGAAGATCGATCTCGAGGTCGGCCGCGTGCAGTGGGAGGTGCACCGCAAGCGCCGGCCGGCGCGCGCGGGAGGCGAGGAGCCGAAGGGAGAGGGCGCGAAGGCAGGTGGTGGCTCCGATTACTGGGCGGCCAAGACCAGGCGCGAAGAGGCCGAAGCGCAACTGGCAGAACGCAAGCTCGCGGAAATGTCCGGGCAGCTGGTGGCGCGTGCAGACGTCGAGCGTGCATCGTTCACGGCGGCGCGGATCATGCGCGATCAGCTCGCCTCGGCCTCGCCTCGACTGGCTGCCGCAGTCATGGGTATGACCGACGTCGTTGCGGTGGAGCGCGCAATCGCCGCTGAGCACCGCGCTGTGCTCGAGATGTTCTGTCGGATGCTGCGCGTCGAGGTGCCGGCCTGATGGGCGCCTCCGAAGCCTTCGAGGACATGCCGATCGCCTGCGGCTTCTCGTCGACGCTTGCCGCGTGCGCCGATGGCGCGCAGCCCGACGAGGCGCTCTCCGTCGACGAGTGGGCCGAGCAGTACATGGTGATCCCGAAGGACACCGGCGCTGCCGAGCCCGGGCCGTACCGGCTCGATCGAACGCCCTATGCGCGCGAGGTGATGCGCTGCCTGTCGGCCGATCATCCATGTCGGCGTGTCGTCGTGCGCGCGGCCTCGCAGATGCTCAAGACGCAGGTCGCGCTGAACTGGCTCGCGTCGATCATCGACCAGACGCCGGCGAACGTGCTGGTGCTGCTGCCGACCGAGCGGTTGACCAAGCGCGTCTCGGGGCGGATCGCGAAGACGATCAAGGCGGTCGATCGGCTGCGCGATAAGGTCGCACCGGAACGCTCGCGCGATGCGCGCAACACGATCGACACGAAGGAATTCCCGGGCGGGTCGATGTACATCGTCACCGCAGGGTCGGCCGCGAACCTGGCCGAGATTCCGGCGCGCTTCGTCTACGCCGACGAGGTAGATCGCTGGCCTACGGATGTGGACGGCGAGGGTGATCCGGCGTCGCTGGCCGAGAAGCGCACGAGCACGTTCGCCGCGACCTCGAAGGTCTACTACTCGAGTTCGCCGACGACCGAGGGCGAGAGCGCGATCGATGCGCTGATGGCGCAGTCCACGTGCCGACAGTACCAGGTACCGTGCCCGCACTGCGACGAGATGCAGGTGCTCGACCCGGAATACCTGCGCTGCAGCGAGGATCTGTCGCGCGCGTGGATGGTCTGCCGGCACTGCGGCACTGAGATCGAGGAGCGCGCGAAGGCGGCGATGCTTCCCGCGGGCGAGTGGGTGGCGACGTCCGCCGGAGACGGGCGCACGGAAGGGTTCGAGTTGAATGCGCTGTATGCGCCGCTCGGCTGGGTGTCTTGGCTGGATCTGGCGCGCGAGCGCGCGCACGCGAAGGCGAAGGAGGCCGCCGGCGACACCGAGGCCATGCAGGTGCTGGCGAACACCCGCTGGGCGCGCAGCTACAAGGTCACTGGCGAGAAGCTCGACGACGAGCGGATCAAGGATCGGGCCGAAGACTACGAGCTGCTGCTCGTGCCGGCCGGCGGCTTCGTGCTCACGATGTCCGTTGACGTGCAGAACGATCGTCTCGAATACGCGATCGTCGCCTGGGGGCGCGGCGAGGAATCGTGGCTCGTCGACTACGACAAGATCTACGGCGACCCGGGGCAGGAAGTCCCGGGCAGCGTGTGGGAGCGCCTGGACGAGATTCGGGCCCGCACCATCGCGCACGCGAGTGGGCAGCAGCTGCGCGTCGAGGCTTGTGCGATCGACTCGGGCGGGCACCATACGCACCAGGTCTACGCCTACTGCCGCACGCGCGAGCATCAGCGGGTATTCGCGATCAAGGGCGATACCGACGTGAAGGCGCCGATCAAGGGGCGCGCGCGGATGATGGACGTGAACCTGCGCGGCAAGGTCCTCAAGCACGGCGTGCGGCTGTGGTTCGTGGGCGTGCACGTGGCGAAGGACCTTCTCGCCGGGCGCTTCAGGCTCGCGCAGCCAGGGCCCGGTTACATCCATCTGCCCAAGGCGATGCCCGATGACTACTGGGGGCAGCTCACCGCAGAGCAGCGCGTGTGGAAGCGCACCGCGCACGGCGGCGCCTGGCGCTGGGTGAAGGTCAACAATTCCGCGCGGAACGAGGGCTGGGACCTGTGGGTGTACTGCCTATGGGCTGCGCACGCTATCGACCTGCACAAGTACCGCGCCGCGCAGTGGGACCGTCTCGAGCAGATGGTGGCGCCCCGACAGGGCGACCTGCTTTCGGGGCAGCCGATCGCTCCCGCGAAGGCCGCGGTCGCGCTGGAGACGAAGGTGTCGACGCGGCCATCGGTGCGCTCGTCGGCCCTAGGATCGGACGATTGGAGCGCCAGGCTGTGACGCGCGCTCAGCCAGAAGACCGCGCGGTGAGTCTGCGCTACGCGCTGACCGCCATCTTGCGCGAGCGCGTGGGCTATCACGAGCGCTACGCCAGCCAAATTGCCGAGGACATCCTGCACGGCTTGCAGGAGCGTTACGGGGGCGACGAGCTGTATATCCCGAAGACGGCTAATCGAATCGCGCGCGACGCTGCTGTGCGGCAGATGTTCAACGGCCGCAACCGTGTCGAGGTCTGCAGGACCTTCAGGATCAGCCGGGCGACGTTCTATCGGATCGTGGCCATCCGCGAATAGTCTCAGCTGTCCCCTAAACGTGGGACGGCCTCGCCGATACGCTGGCTCGCCATGAGTACAGCGACGGAAATGCTCGCCAAGTACCTGGCAGCTGAGGCGGCCCTGCTTGTCGGAAAAGAGGTCTCGTTCGGCGACCGGCGGCTGCGGCGCGAGGATCTGGCTGAAATCCGGGCTGGCCGACGCGAATGGGAGAGCCGCATTGCGGCCGAGCAACGCGCCGCCAATGGCGTTCCGTCTATCACGCTGCTACGCGCGAGGATGGATTGAACGCGATCGACAGGCTGGTCGCGTGGTTCGACCCCATGGCAGGCTTGCGCCGCCGCGCGGCGCGAGGTGTACTCGCGGCCTACGAGGCTGCACAACCATCGCGCCAGCGCAAGTTTCGCCTCGCGGATCGGTCCTTTAACCAGGTCGTACAGCGCGATGCGCCCAGCCTGCGCGCGCAGATCCGCTGGCTCGAGCAGAACCACGACCTCGCGCGCGGAGCGCTGCGAGTGCTCGTGAACAACACGATCGGGCCGACCGGCATCGGGATCGAGCCACAGCCGCGCCGCGGAGATGGTTCGATCGACAACGACTACGCCAAAAAACTGCGTGAAGCGTGGGTGGACTGGCAGCGCCGGCCCGAGGTCACTGCGCGCATGACCTGGTCTCGCGCGCAGCGCGTCATGGCCCGCACATGGTTCCGCGATGGCGAGGCTTTCGCGCAGCATGTCACGGGCCCGGTGCCAACGCTCGATCACGGGACACTTGTACCGTACTCGCTCGAGCTTCTTGAAGCGGACATGGTTCCCATCGACCACAACGATGCGAACAAGGGAATCCGCCATGGCGTCGAGCGCAATGCCTGGGGTCGCCCAAGAGCGTACTGGGTCTACAAGACCGATCCCGCCGATGGTTATCGCAGCGCGGGCACGACTGACCTCAAGCGCGTGCCAGCCGACTCGATGATGCATGTCGCCGCCGTGGATCGAATTGGGCAGATCCGCGGCGTTTCGGAGTTCGCGAGCGTCATCCTGCGTCTGGACGACATCAAGGACTATGAGGAGTCCGAGCGGATCGCCGCAAAGATCGCCGCGCGACTGACTGCCTACATTCGCAAGGGTAGCCCGGAGCTCTACAACCCGGATGATCAACGGTTCGAACGCGATGCCAGCGGCGCCCCGCTGCCACGCGATCTACGCCTTGAGGCCGGGACAATCATCGACGGGTTGGGTGCCGGCGAAGAGATTGGCACCATCGACAGCAAGCGCCCGAACCCGAACCTGGTGACGTTCCGACAGGGGCAGTTGCGCGCCGCCGCGGCAGGTCTCGGCACCACCTACAGCTCGCTTTCGCGCGACTACAACGGCACCTACTCTGCGCAGCGACAGGAGCTCGTCGAGCAGTGGGTGCACTACGCCACGCTCACCGACGAATTTACCGGCATGTGCGTGCGCCCGGTGTGGGAGACATTCGTAGAGGTCGCCGCGCTCTCCGGCGTCGTGCCGCGCCCGCGAGACGTACCTGCGCAGCTCGCTGACGACGCGCTCTTTGTTGGACAGTCGATGCCATGGATCGACCCGATGAAGGAGGCCAGCGCCTGGAAGGAACTCGTGCGCGCCGGGTTCGCGAGCGAGGTAGAGGTGATGCGCAAGCGAGGCGTCAACCCGCGCGACGTCCTCGCGCAGATTGCGCAGTTTCGGCGCGAGGCACGCGAAGCGGGACTCGTTTTCGCGAGCGACGCCGCCAATGATTCCACCGGGCCAGCCTCACCGCAGGCAACCCCTGAACCGATTGATCCGCCGCCGGCGGAATAGCCGTAGCTCAGTAGAGGAGCCCTCATCGTGATGAAGTGCAGCAAGTTTCTCGCCGGCTTGACGCTGGCCATCGTTGCCCTGGCGACACCGTTCATGCCTCAGGTCCGCGCCCAGTCGCTCACTGACTACGGCGAGAACAAGAGCGTCGACACGATCATCCGTGGCCAGACCGCCGCGTTCCCCGCGACGTGGTACGTCGGACTGGACACGGTCGCTTGCACCGACGCCGGCGGTGGCACCGAGGTCTCGACCTCCGGCACCGGCTACGCGCGCGCGTCGATTGCCGCAAGCTTGGCGAACTGGGCCGGCACGCAAGGCGCCGGCACCACAAGCGCAAGTACCGGCACCGGTGGGCAGACGAGCAACAACATCGCCATTACGTTCCCACCCCCGACGGGCAACTGGACGCAGGTCCTTTCGTTCCGGATGTGGGATGCAGCGAGCGGCGGCAACGCATGGTTCTGCCAGACGCTCACGAATCCCAAGACGATCAACTCCGGCGATGCGGCTCCGAGCTTCGCAATCGGAGCCATGACGTTCACGTTCCAGTGAGGCCGCGATGAGATCGCTCATTCTCGCCGCGACGCTCATCGCGCCGCTCGTGCTGGCGTCATGCGCGCAGGCGCCGGTCCAACTTGCATCCACGCCGCAGCGCGATACCGGTGTCATCGCGGCGGCCACGCTGGCGCCGCTCGGCTCGTTCGAATGGCAGCTCGCGCCCGACTACACCCGGCTCGCCGTCACGCGGCGCATGGCGGCGCGCTTGCTCGCACAGGGCCGAATCAGCATCGAGGTCGCCGAGCAGGTGCAGGTCGAGGCTGATGCAGCTCGCAGGCTGCTCGATGCTGCGGTCGCCGCCGGCAGCGGTGCCGCGAATGTCGCCCAGGCGCGCGAGCACATCGCCCGCGCGCAGAGACTCGTGGAGGTCCTGCGATGAAAATCGAAGACGCACGCGCGTTCGCGCAGGCGCTGCTGGCGGCTTGCGACGCCGCGCAAGCCGCTGGGCAGACCGAGGTCGCCCTCGATCCGTTCGTCGCAGACGACGACGCCGCGCGCACCGAGCTCGATGACGCCATCGCGCAGGCCAAGGCGCGCACGCCGGGCGGCCAGCGGTAGTGCGCCTGGCTGATCTCCCGCGCACCGTCGTCATCGGCGGTAAGCGCCCGCGCGTGCGGCGCGTGCGCCTCGATCCGATGGGTAGCGCTACCGAGCTGCAGGCGAGGCTCGATGCGTGTCGCGAGGCGCTCGGAGCGGCGCAGGAGCTTTACCGCGAAACGCTGGGCGTGATCGTCCTGATGTGCAACCCGAAGGGCGTGGATGCGCGCCGCATGCTCGAGCGCACCTGCGAGATCGGACGTGAGTTTCTGACCGCGGCTGGCGCGCGCAGATGGGAGCGCCCGAGCACCTATCGACATCGACCGCTGCCCGCGCGTAGGCGCAAAGGAGCATTGAAATGACCCTGGGTGAATTTCTCCTGGCCATGATCGCGCGCTTCGATGCGCAGATCGCAGCCATCAACACGAGGATCGAGAGCATGAGCACGATGCAGCCTGGCATGACCGACGTGGAGGCGCAGGCGTTCGCCGCCCTGAGGGCATCGGTGGCGACACTCACCGAGCAGATGGCTGGCGTGCGCGAGGCGATCAGCACGATCGTCCAGACGCAGGCCGCGCACGCGGAGGCCATCAGCGGAGTGCATTCGCGGCTGGACGAGCAGGCGCAGGCGCTCGCCACCATGCAGCAGTCCTGGGGCACGCTCCCCGAGCTGCCGGCGCTGCCCGGCACGCAGGCATGAGAGCGATCCTCGGCGCGCTGCTCGCAGCGGTGGCGCTGACGGTGCAGGCACAGGTGACACCCGCGCAGCTCACGGCGTACGTGACGCAGCTCGGTAACCTGGCGATCGCGCAGGACGCGCAGATCAGGGCCCTGCAGGCCAAGGTCGCGGAGCTCGAGACACGCGAGGCCAAGAACCGCGAGAACATCAGCCACATCATCGCGCACGCCGACGTGATGGTGCGCTATGCCGTGGGCCTGGAGTGCTGGTTCAACAAGAACGTACCGTCGATCCTGACCGCGTTCTCCTGGGTCAAGCCTTTCGAGCTGGGAGCGATCGCGTGCCCGCCGGAGGATCAGCGCTACTACCTGCCGTACTACCTGAGCCCCGACGGGCCGATCCTGCCCCCGGCGCAGTAGCACCTCAATGCCGACGATCACCACGACCGAGCTGGGCGCGTCCGGCCGCTACGTTGATTTCGGTGATCCGGCGTCGCTGCGGGATCTCACGAACCAGACGATTCTCGCGTATTGCAGGCCGACCGGCGCCGAGGGCAACCTCGGCTATCTCCTGAGCAAGCAGGTCGGCTCGATATCCTGGAAGCCCCGGCTCATCTGCGCCACATCGCCGCCGCGATGGGTGTTAGGAGCATCAAGTGGAGGCGGTCTTAACCCGGACGCCGAAGCGAGCGCAGATTCGGTCGTTCTCAACGGATGGGTGCATATCGCTGCGACATGGGACGGCAGCCTGCTCGCAAGCGGCATGCATTTTTTCATTGGACAAGCCGGCGCGGAGATCACCGAACACACCGGCCGCTATGCCACGTATGACGGGTCTGGATCGGTCGAGTCCAATGCGGGCGGGATTTGTACGCTGCTGAACCGCCACAGCCGCGGTCGCGCATTCGTCGGCGATGTGGCCTACATCGCGTACTGGAATCGCATCCTCTCGCTTGAGGAGCTTGTGACCGCGCAGGCGAACGGCCCGCTCTCTGTGCCCACCGGCCTCGTGCTGTGCTGGGCCAATCAGCAGGACTACGGCCCGAACAGCCTCACGCCCACGGGTCGCAGCACGTTCGTGGGCGGCGCGCTGCCGCCGAATACGGCGCTGGGCGGTGGCGCCGCGGCGGCGCTGGCCGGCGACGCGGTGGTATCGGTGCAGGCCACCGGCGCGCTGCCGACGACGCATGCACTCGCAGGCGACGCGACCGTGGCCGTGCAAGCGGCGGCCGCCTTCGCTGAACAGACGACGGTGATCATCACCGACCTGGATGCCGGCAACGCCAACCCGGCCACGTCCACGGTCACCGACGCGGGCACGGCCACGCCGATCATCGAGGTGCAGCGGCGCACCGGCGCCGACGGCGATGGCGGTTGGCGGCACTTCCTCTTCGCGGTCGAGGGCGTCGAGGGCAAGCTGCCGGTGTTCCGCTGGGCCAAGGCCGGACACCGATTCGGCGGGAGCTTTACGAGCGCATGGGCGCCCGTGTACACCACCGACTGGATCACGTGGACGAAAGCACCGGCGCGCACGATCGGCGCAACCTGGATCGAGTGGAGCTTCTCGGGCCCGTTGCCGGCCGGCCGCGTCTATGTCGCCTCGCATCCGCTCGGGCAGCAGGCGCATGCAGCGACGTTCGCAGCGGATCTGCTGTCCACCTACCCGACGGTGGCCGCGCCAACTCCGTCGGCCGACACATCCGGCATCTACAACACGACGCCCGCCGAGACGGATGACCTCAGCCGCGCGGTGGGCGCCAACGCGCAGTACGCGCTGCAGCTCGCATGGGGCGGCCCGACCACCGATGGCAAGCCCAAGCGCAAGCTCGTCGTGCTCGCCGGCATGCACGCCGCTGGCGAGGCGCACTCGTGGATCGGGTTCACGTCGGCGGTGCAGTGGATGCTGTCGGACTCCTCTGCCGAAGCCGCGGCGTTCCGCGCGAACTGGGATGTGTGGCTCTATTTCAACGTCACGCCGAACGGCCTGCGCGGCGGCAATGCGCGCTGGAATTTCCGCTCGAGCCAAGACCCGAATCGAGACTGGAAACTGAGCGGCTCGAGCACGCTGGCCGAGATCACCGCACTGCGATCTGCGATCGAGGCTGACACCGGCGGCGCCGTGAACGTGCTGTATTCGTTCCATGGCGCGGCCGACAAACCGTCACGGTTCAACGTCTATTTGACCGACACCGACAGCAACGTCGATACGCGCCGCCCGATTATGCAGTCGTTTCTCACATCAGGCGCTTCGATCTTCGGCGTGTCAGCCCATATTGAGGGTCGCGTCAACAACACTGAGACGTGGTGGTCGGACGCGAAGCTCGGCACTGTGCTCTCGTTTCCCGTCGAATTTCAAGCGCTCGGCGAGTCGAGCCAGGCGGAGGCCGAGTTCGTTGGCCGCGCCTGGATGCAAACCCTGCAGGCGGTGGACGCCGCCGGATGGTTCGCCGGCGCCGCGCTCGCAGCCGCCCCCGTGGTCACCGTGCAGGCCGGTGGTGCGCTCACGACCGCGACTCAACTCGTCTCCGCTGCGATCATCGCGACGACGGCCACCGGCACACTGAGCACCGGTGTGCAACTCGCTGGTGCCGCAGCCTCGGCCGCGCTCGCCGCGGGCGCGCTCACGGTGCAGCTCCGCCTGCGCGCCGACGCACTGGCCGCGGCGATCGCTGCGGCCGGCCTCACGACCGCGCTGCGGCTCGCCGCATCCGCGCAGGCCGGGGCGCAGGCCTCCGGCGCTCTCACTACGGCCGGAGATGGTGCCGCACTCGCCGGCAATGCCGCGGCGGCAGCGCTCGCCACCGGATCGATCACGATCCAGATCCGCGTGGCCGGCGCCGCACTTGCCTCGGCGATCGCCCAGGGCGTGCTCGCCGGCAGCGCGGCGACGCTGCAGGCCGATGCGATCGCCGCCGCGCTGGCCACGAGCGACGTGGCAACGGCGGTGCGGCTCGCGGCTTCGGCGCTCGCCTCGAGCGCGTCCACGGGCGCCCTCACCGCGCCGGGCGCCGGCGGCGCCCTGCAGGCCGACGCGCAGGCGATCGTCATCGCCGAGGGTGGGCTCACCACCAGCATCCGGGTTGCCGGCGCCGCGGCGGTGGTTTCGCAGGCCACCGGCACGCTGGATGTAGGGCTGACGCTGCGCGCCGGCGCCTTCGTTGCGGCTGCATCCGACGGAATGCTGCTCGCGCAGATCCAACTTAATGCGGCAGCACTGGCCAGGGCGCTCGCCTCCGGCTATCTCGTCGGATCCATCCCGCCTACGGTGCCCGCCAGCCGTACGATTCCGGTAGCAGCCGAGTCTCGAATGGTGCCGGCATGAGCGGATACACCATCAAGGGCGGGCTGCCCCATGTGCGTATGGCCGCCGGCGAGACTCTGGATTGGTCGCGTGACTGGACGACGCAACTCGAGCTCGAGGAGACGGTCACCTCGAGCATCTGGGAAGTGACCTCCGGACTGGTGGCCGGCATCGCCGCCCTCAGCGGGACAGTGGCCACTCAGTGGCTTACGACCGTAGACGAGGGTTCCTTCGCCGTCACGAACCAAATTACGACGAGTGTCGGCCGCGTGATACGCCGCACGTTCATCGTCGACGTGGTTGCGCAGCGGTGAAGCGCAAATAGTCTCAGCGGTCCCCTAAACGTGCGACTCGCGTCCGGGCAGAGTGCAGGCTCATGAGCACGCCAAAGTGGTATTCGATTCGCGCCTCGGCTCGCACACCGCGCGCCGCCGAGGTCTTCATCTACGGCGATATCGGCGAGAGCTGGTGGAGCGACTCCATCACCGCCGCAGATTTCGTGCGCGAGGTCTCGGCGCTCGACGTCGACGAACTCACCGTGCGCGTGAACAGCTACGGCGGCTCGGTCCCGGACGGGATCGCAATCCACAACGCGCTCAAGCGGCACAAGGCCGCTGTGACGGTGGCAATCGACGGTGTCGCCGCCTCGATCGCATCGCTCATCGCGATGGCGGGCGACACAGTGGAGATGGCCGAGAACGCGCTGCTCATGATCCACGCGCCCTGGGGTGTCGCCGCCGGCGATGCAACGGTGTTGCGCGAGTACGCGGATTTACTCGACACCTGGGCACAGGCCATGGCTACGAGCTACGTAGCCAAGACCGGGCGACCGCTCGATGAAATGCTGGCGCTGCTCACGGATGGCGCCGATCACTGGTATACGGCCGCCGAGGCGAGCGACGAGGGGTTCATCGACTCCGTCGTGGCTGCGATTCCGATTGCGGCCGCATTCGATCTTTCCCGCTTCCGGGGTATTCCGGCGGCCGCCGCCAAGTTTTCCACGAAGGAGCGCCCGATGGGTGATCAGAACAAGCAGTCCGGCACGTCGAATTCGCCGGCCGTCGTGAACGAAGCCGAGGTCGAAGCGCGCGGCCGCGAGGCCGAGGCGCAGCGTCGCAAGGACATTGCGGACCTCGGCGCTGGCCGCCTCGGCCAGCGCGAGGGAGTCGCCGCTCTGCTGAAGACCTGCCAGGAGGATTTGGCTTGCACGGTGGACGTGGCGCGCCAGCGCCTGCTCGCGCATCTGGCCACGGATGCCGGGCCTCTGGGCGGGCACTACGTTGCCACGCTCGAGGACGAGCGCGAGAAGTTTCTCGCCGCCGCGAGCGCAGCGATCATGGCGCGCGCCGCTGCACGCGATTCCAAGGGCGCGACGATCCGGGTGGACGAGAGCAATCCCTATCGCGGCCGGCGCGCCGTGGACCTCGCACGCATCTGTGCGCAGCGCGCCGGCGTGCGCGTCGACGGCCTGGACGAGATGCGAGTGGTGGGCGCTGCGTTCACGCAGTCGGGCAGCGATTTCCCGATCCTGCTCGAAAACACGATGCGCAAGACGCTGCAGCAGGCCTATGCCGTACAGCCGGCTACTTGGACACGGTTCTGCAGGGTCGGCTCGGTTTCGGACTTTCGCGCGCATCCGCGCTATCGGCTCGGCAGCCTCTCGAATCTGGAGCAAGTCGCCGAGAATGCCGAATACAAGAACAAGCAGATCCCCGATGGCGCGAAGGCGTCGATCACCGCGATCACCAAGGGCAACATCATCTCGGTGAGCCGCCAGATGATCATCAACGATGACCTCGGTGCATTCATCGATCTGGCGGGCATGCTGGGCCGGGCCGCCAAGCGCACGGTGGAGGCTGACGTGTATGTGCTGCTCGTCCTCAATAGCGGCATGGGGCCGACGATGAGTGACGGCAAGGCGCTGTTCCACGTCGATCACGGCAACGTCGCCGCCGACGGCGACCTGAGCGTGGTGGTGGTCGACAGCATGCGCTCGAAGATGGCGTTGCAAAAGGACATCTCAGGCAACGACTACCTGGATCTGCATCCCGCAGTGATCGTGGTACCGACGGCCAGTGGCGGCACGGCGCGCGTCATCAACGATGCGCAGTACGACCCGGACACGGCAAACAAGCTGCAACGCCCGAACATGGTGCGCGGTCTCTTCCGCGACATCGTGGATACGCCGCGCTTGGCCGGCACGCGCGCCTACGCGTTTGCGGATCCGAACGAGGCGCCGGTGATCGAGGTCGCGTTCCTGAATGGCGAGCAGGAGCCGTTCCTCGAGTTGGAGGAGGGCTTTCGAATCGACGGGGCGCAGTGGAAGGTGCGGCTCGACTTCGGGGTGGCCGCGCTCGACTACCGCGGTGCCGTGACCGCCAAGGGCGCCGCGTAAGCGCGACCACTGACCAGGAGATCTGAAGATGGCGAAGAAGTTCATTCAGCCCGGAGAGGTCTGGGATCACACGCCGGGCGCCGACGTCGCCGTCGACGCGGTGGTCGTCATGGGCGAGGTGGTCGGCGTGGCGCTCGGCAACATCAAGGCGGGCGAAACCGGGTCGGTGCAGGTGAGCGGCGTCTGGGAGCTCCCCAAGCTCTCGAGTGACAACGTGACGCAGGGCGTGATCCTGTACTGGGATGCCGGCAATAATCGGCTGACCACCACCGCCGGCGGCCTGAAGGTCGCTGGCGCCGCCGTGGCCGCGGCTGCCGCCGGCGTGGCCACGGCTCGCGTGAAGCTGCGCGGCAATTGCGCGTGAACCCGTGGGATTCGAGGATCTGGAGGTCGCCGCCACCGCTGCGGTGATCGATGCGCTGGCGAATGCCGAGGCGGTTTTCGGCGGCGGCGTGCGTGTGCGCGGAATCTTCGAGGAGCCAGGAGTGCGAATACTCGGGACGGTCAGTGCAACCGTCCCTACCTTTACGTTCCGCCGCCCGGCCGAGCTGGAGGTTGCGCGAGGAGACGAGGTCGCAATCGGAACGCACGGCTACCAGGTGATCGCAGCCGAGGCCCACGATGCGGGCCTGATCACGCTCGGACTCTCCGCATGACCAGCAAGGCCGAGCGCATCGCGCAGGCAGTCCTCGGCGCGCTCGTCACGCCGACCATGGATGGCGTGCCGCCGACGCGCATCTACCGGGACATGGAGGGGGCGCTGGGTGCGGCCGAGCTGCCAGCGGTCGTAGTCGAGATGGGCGACGAGCCTCCGCCAGAGCCTGGCGGCACGCTGATCGGCCGCAAGATGCGCGAGCTCGAGGTGCGCGTGCAGACATTGGCGAGCGCATGCGTCGGTGCCAGCCCGTACGCGGTTGCCGATCCTGTTGTCGTCGAGGCACACGACCGCTTGGCCGCCGATCCGACGCTCGGGGGACTTGCCTTCGGGTTCGCCGAGGGTGGCACCGGCCGCCGGCGCGAGGACGCCGAACGCAACATCGGGTCGGTCACCAAGATCTACCTGTTCCGGTATCACACGACCGAGTCGAGCCTCGAGTCCTGAGGAGGAATACATATGGCCTTCGAGCGCAAATTCCGAAATGTCGTGTTGCTCGCGAAGATCGAGACGGCAAAGGGTACTGATGCTGTGCCGACGGGGGCAGCCAATGCCATCCTGCCGGTCGGCGAGGTAACGTTCACGCCGGTGGACGCCGAGCGTGTGCCGCGCAACGTGATGCGCGGCTACTTCGGCGCGCCCGATGCGCTGCTGGGCTCGGTATGGGCGCAAGTACGCTTCGCGGTCGAGCTGCAGGGTTCGGGCGTAGCAGGCACGGCCCCCGCCTGGGGGGCTCTCCTGCAGGCCTGCTCCTATGCCGAGACCGTCACTGCCGGCTCGCGGGTGGAGTACACGCCGGTCTCCACGAGCCCGAAGAGCGTCTCGCTCTACTTCTACGCCGACGGCGTGCTGTACAAAATGCTGGGGGCCGTAGGCACGTTCACCGGCGCGACGCTGGTCGACGCCATCCCGGCGCTCAACTTCACCTTCCTCGCTCCCGCCGTGGCGCCGACCGCGGTTGCCAACGCGACGCCGACCCTCACCGCCTGGAAGGTGCCGGCGCTCGTGAACGAGGTCAATACCGCGCAGCTCGTGCTGGGCGGCGCTTACGCCACCGGCGCCATCACTGGTGGCACCTCCTATGTAACGGGAGGGCTGGAGTTCGATGTCGGCAACCAGCTCTCCCGCATGAAGCTCATCGGCGCCAAGGACAGCACGATCACCGATCGCAACGTCACCGGAACCATCAAGACGATGGACCTCACCGCGGCGCAGGAGGTGGCGCTCTATACCCTCATCACAGGCGGCCAAGCGCAATCGATCGGTATCACGCACGGGCAGGTGGCAGGCGCCAAGATCCTGCTCTTCTTTCCCAGCGGGCGGCTCCTCGGGCTCACACCCGTGAATCTCGAGGGGGTATGGACGAGCGACGTCCCATTCGAGGCGCCGCCCCTGGCCGGCAATGACGACCTGCGCATCGTAGCGCTCTGACCATGTTTCAACTGAAACCAAATCCGACATTCTGGGTGACCGTGGAGATCCACCGTCCAGGCGAGGGCGCGACGCCGCTGGAGATCGAGTTCCGGCATATGGGCACGAGTGCGGCGCTCGATCTCGCGCGGGAGATCAGTGCCGGCATGCCGCGCGATCGGCGCCTGGAGGTGCTCGAGATGATCGTGACTGGATGGCGTGGCGCAGACGCCGAATTCTCGACGCGGGCGCTCAGGCAGGCCGCCGAGGATTTCCCAGCGCTCGCCTCCGAGGTGATGGTCGCCTATCTGCAGGAGCTCCAAGGCGCGCGCCGAAAAAACTGATCGAGATCGCGCGGCGACTCGTTTCCGGCGGCCGGGACGACCGAGCGATCCAGAGGAATGCCGCCGCCGCGGGGCTGCGGATAGAGCTGCCGCCGGACACGAGTCTCGAGGTATGGCCCGAGAACTGGACAGTGATGCAGGTCGCAGTGCGGATGGCCTCGCAGTTGAACGTCGGGTTCAGCGGCGTCGTGGGATTTCGCTACGAGGCCCTGCCTGTCGTCATGAGGGCGCTACATGTGGGCACTACCGGGCAGCTCGAGGTGCTCGATGCACTGCGTGTCGTTGAGGGTGAAATCGCGCGACGGCTCAACGCGAGGCGCTGATGGCTGACCCGCAGTCCAAGTTCATCCTGCTCGCCGAGGATCGCGCCTCGGCAACGCTCAAGCGCGTCAGCACCGAGTTCTCGGGCCTGGGAGAAGCGGCCAAGTCCGCCGCGGGCCTGCTGCTGGGCTTCGGTGGCGCGCTTTCGCTGGGCGCGATCGCCGTGCAGATGAAGCACGTGGCCGACTTGCAGGATGAGTTCGGTAAGCTCAGCCAGCAGCTGGGCGTGGGCGTCGAATCGCTCACCGAGCTTGATTACGCCGCGAAGCTCTCGGATGTTTCAACCGAGGACCTGGCAGCCGGAATCACGCGCCTGACTTCCAAGATGGCCGACGTCGCCCAGGGCGGCAAGGAGGCGGCGGCAATCTTCGAATCGCTGGGCGTGAAGGTCAAGAACACCGATGGCACGCTACGGCCTGCCGAAGAGGTCCTGAAGGACATCGCGCAGCGCTTCAGCGAGTTCGAGGACGGTTCGACCAAGACCGCATATGCGGTCGAGATCTTCGGGCGCGCGGGCGCCAAGCTCATCCCGTTGCTCAACAGCGGTCGCGCTGGCCTGGCCGATATGGCGAACGAGGCGCGCGCACTTGGAATCGTCTTCGACGAGAAGGCAGCCAAGGCGGCCGAGGAATTCAATGACAATCTCACGCGGCTCTCGGAGGCCGCGCGCGGCCTGAAGATGGAACTCCTGCAGGGACTCATCCCGCAGGTGACCGAAATCACCCAACGGTTTCTGGACGCGCGCCGGGAGGGGCTGGGTTTCATCGACGCGATCGATGTGGCGGCGAACCTCAAGGGCCTTCGCACGGTGGACGAACAGATCGCCGACGTCCAGCGGCGGATCGCGGATGCGAGGTCCGGAAAGTGGACAGGGTTCTTCGGCACCGAGAACCTCAAGGATCTCGAGGCGCAGCTACTCAAGCTCCTCAAGCTCAAGGACCGCTTCCTCTCGCGTGAGACCGCGGGCACAGAGCTGACCATCGATTACTCCGAGTTCGGCGCGCCGCAGAAAGCGCCGCCGAAGCTCAAGCCGGCGACGGATCCAGCCGCGGACGCGGCAAAGCGCCGAGAAGAGGAGATGCGTTCGCTCATCGACGCCGCGATCCAACGGGATTTCGAGCGCTACCAGAAGGATGTCGAGGCGCTCGACGCTGCGATCTCCGCGGCGCTGGATCGCGAGGCCGACCGCCTGGAGAAGGCTGCATCGGCCTGGAAGGATGTCATCGATCCTACGCGCGAGTACGTCCGCCAGCTTCAGGAGATTCGCGATCTCGTCGCGTCAGGCGACCTCACCAAAGAACAAGGCATTGCCGCCGAGTTCGAGGTGCAGGATCGTATGCAGGATGCGACGGTGAAGCCCGGGCTTGAAAAGGCGGCCAAGGCATTTGGCGAGATCGACGAATGGACAAAGGAGGCTGCGCGAAACATCCAGGATGAGCTCGGCGACAACCTCTACGATGTGCTCGATGGTCACTTCGAGAACATTGGCAAGAGCTTCGGCAACATGCTCAAGCGCATGGCGGCAGAAGCGCTCGCGGCGGACCTTGCCCGTGCGATGTTCGGAGATTTTGCCAAGACCGGTGAGGTCGGAGGATGGCTTGGCGAAGGACTCAAAGCAATCGGCACGCTGATCCCGACTCACGCGGCGGGATTGGACTACGTTCCCTATGACGGCTATCTCGCGCGGCTGCACGTGGGCGAGCGCGTGCAGACGGCGGCCGAAGCTGCTATCGGCCGCTCTAGCGGGGGCGTCGAGATCAATCAGACCTTCCATTTCGGTGCGAACGTGAATCGCGCCGAGATGGCTGCGTGGGCGGAACGCATCCGTCAGCAGACGATCGCCTCGATTCGCCAGGCCAATCAATCCGGCGACTACGCTTTCACCGGAACTTGACATGGCGGCCTACGACTATCCGGTGTCGGATCTGTTTCTTCCCGCTTCGTGCAAGGTTTGGATCGCGCCTAACGTGCTGGTGGTCACCTCGCCGCTCACGCAGCAGAGCACGGTGCGCGACCTGGTGGGAGACAAGTGGCGCATGCAGCTCGACTTCGATTGGGTCGCGCGCGGCGATGCGGTCGATGATCAAGCGTCGCGCGAAGCGTTCTGGAATTCGGTCGGTCTCGCGAACACCGTGCGCCTATGGCACTTTGCGCGGCCCGTTCCGCGCGGCACGATGCGCGGCTCGCCGACACTGGGCGCCGCCGCGGCCAAGGGCGCCACATCGCTCTCGATCTCAACCACCGCCGGCGCGACGCTCTATGCAGGCGACATGATCGGCGTGGCGAGCCAATGGCTACAGGTCACCGCGAACGCCAGCGCCGACGGCGCCGGCGCGATGGCGGTCTCCGTCGCGCCGAAGCTTCGTGCGGCAGTGGCCTCCGGCTCGGCCGTGGCATGGAGCCGGCCAACCGTGGAGTTCCGCTGCGTCGCGCCTATCGAGATCCCGTATTCATACGGTCCGTCCCCTGGTTTCACGGTCGACTTGGTCGAGCGATGAAAACCTACGACCCCTCGGCCGCGGCCGCGTTCGCCGGCGACACGCCGATCGCGATGTACATCCAGTTGGACTTCGCGTCCGGTACGCAGCGCTACTGGACCGGCGGCGCCGACACGACTTGGAATGGATTCTCATGGATCGGCGCCGGCGGCGTCGTGTCAATCGGCGAGATCCGCGAGACCGAAGAGCTGATCGCCACCACGGTGCCGCTACAGCTCGCGGGCACGTCCGATGCGCTCATCGCGCTGCTGCTCTCGGAAAAAGTGCGTGGGCGTCTGTGCACGCTATGGTTTGCGCCGCTGGGCGCGACGCTCGACCCCATCGGCACACCACCCATCGAGTTTCGCGGCAAGCTCGACGAGCCAGCCATCCGCATCGAGGCGCCCGAAGCCACCGTCCAGGTCAACGTGGTCTCCGCGCTCGCGGACTTCGCGCGCCCGAAGGAGCGCCGCTACAGCAACGAGGACCAGCAGCTCTACTACCCCGGCGACACCATTTTCGACGGCATCCACGAGACCGCGGAGATGGTGGTGGTGTGGCCGAACAAGGAATGGTTCAAGGCTCATGGCTAGGCGGGAGGATTGGCCGGAGCGTCTCGCGACGTTCCTCGATGCGCGCCGCGAGCGCGCGTTCGCCTGGGGCTCGCATGACTGCGTGACGATGGCTGCAGACTGGATCATCGAGGCCTCCGGCGTCGATCCGATCGAGGATCTGCGGGGGCAGTGGAGCGACGAGATCGCGGCGGTGCGCCTCATCGCGAGTCTCGGAGGTCTGCGCCTGATCACTGAGCGGCGCCTTGGCGCGCCCATCAGCCGCGCGCTCGCGCAACGCGGCGACCTGGTGCTGCACGACCTCACCGGACGCGATGGCCTGGGTATCTGCATCGGCGCGGAGTTCGCCGCGCCCGGGCTCGAGGGCGGCATCGTCATGGCGTCGATGGAGCACGCGCTCATGGCCTGGAGGATCTGACGTGCCCGGGTTGCCAGCGGCGATCTTTGCGTGGGTGTCGGCTCTTTCGGCCGCCACGATCGTCAAGGCCATCATCACCACGGCGCTCATCGTCAATGGCGTGCAGCAGGCCAAGCGCGCCAAGCGCAAAGCGCACGCTCACGATCCGTTCCGCGGTGGCCGCGCGCACCATCGTCTATGGGCGCGCGAGGGTGGGCGTGGTGTTCATCCGCAAGCCCATCATGTCGGGCGACTACAGCGAATTCATGCACCTGCAGTTCGCGCTCGCCGGCCATGAGATCGATGCGATCGAGGACATCTGGTTCGGCGACGAGTCGATCGGCCCGCTGGACGCCAATGGCTACGTGACCGGCGGCAAGTACTACCGAGGCGGCTCAGAGCCAGCGGGCGATTCGGCCTACGTGCCGGGCTCACGACAGATCACGCTCACCTATGCGCCATCGTCGATCCAATCCGTGGCGCTGTCGCTGGGAGACGGCGTCTACGATTACATCCCGAGTGGATCCATTACCGTCGCCGGGAACGTGATCACGCTGCCTGCGACGTGGAACGGCGCCCTGACAGAGGGGCGCTACGCGACGGTGACCTACACCCGCTCGACAGGCGCCGCCTACGTGCGGGTGAAAAAGTTCCTCGGGACCACCGCCGGTGAACGCGACACCGAGCTCGAGGCGCTCGCGCCAGGCATCTGGAAAGCTACGCACCTCGGCAAGGGCGTACCGCGGCTGCACATCACGATCCAGTACGACGACGCGCTCTTTCCATCCGGCCTGCCGGAGATCACCGCGATCGTTCGCGGCAAGCGCCTCTATGATCCGCGCACCAGCACGACGGCCTGGAGCATGAACAGCTCCCTGTGCTCGCGCGATTACATCGTCGATCCGCTGGGCCTGGGCGAGACACCCGGCTACGTCAACGCCGCCCGCGCCATCGCATCGGCCAACGTCTGCGACGAGGCGGTTTCGCTCGGCGACCTAACGCAGCCACGCTACACCTGCAACGGCGTGCTCTCCACTGCGGACAACCGGCTCGAGAACCTCGGCGCGATCGCAACCTCCATGGCGGGCAGCGCGGTGTACTCCGGTGGGGAGTGGCACATCAACGCCGGGGCGTACTCCGCGCCGGTGATGGATCTCACCGACGACGATCTCGCCGACGGCCCGATCGAGCTTGTCACCGAGACTCCAACTCGTGACATCTTCAACGCGGTGCGCGGCAAGATCATCGATCCGTTGCGCGGGTACCAGGAGGTCGAGTTCGCGCCCTACGTCTCGCCGGTGTACGTCGCCGAGGACGGTGGCGAGACCATCTTCCAGGACATCGTTCTGCCGCTCACCGACGATATTTTTCGGGCGCAGCGCCTCGCGAAACTGATCCTGCATCTCTCGCGCCAGTCCGTGGGGCTGAGCGCCTGGTTCAAGGACGCGGCGGCGCGCCTGCAACCCGGCGATACCGTGCGCCTAAGCGTGGGGATCTTCGGCCAGGAGCTGAAGACCTATCGCGTCAAGGACCGTCGGTTCACGTTTCCGGGGCGTGTGCAACTGCTGCTGCAGGAGACCGCGGCCGCGATCTACTCGTGGTCGTATACCGAAGCGATCGGTTACGACCCGACGCCGAATACCACGTTGCCCGATCCCAGCGTGGTCGCGCCAATCACCGGGCTCACCGTCACGAGCGGCCCGACGAAATACCGCGTGATGATGGACGGCTCGCGCCAGGCGATCATGACCATCGCCTGGGATGCCTCGACCGACATCGCGGTGCGCTCGAGCGGCGCGATCATCGTGCTGGTCAAGCGCGCGATCGACACGCAGTACGAGCGCATCCGGCTCGACGGGGATGCGACCTCGGTCGACTACGACGTCGCCAACGGCGAGGCGTACAACCTCATCGTCTACGCGAGCAACGGGCTCGCCGAGGGCGACGCGGAATTCACGACGCACCAGGTGACCGGTGCGCCGGTGAACACGCCGGCGAGCGCCTCGATCACGCTCGACCGGTTCGCCGCGCTCGCACTGAGCGGGATGTCGATCACCCCGGACCCCGGGTTCGAGGACCTCACCGCCTGGAGCATCAACGGCACGATCACGCGTCAGCTCGTGACATGGAACCGGTTCGGACGCTACGCAATGCGCGCCGATAGTGCCTCGGCGTATCTCTATACGAAGCGCGTGCCGATCGACGCCGCACGGCGGTATCGCGCCACCGTCATCATGAACGCGACTGCGGGATCGAATCGCCTCGCGTATCTGATGTGCATTTTCTACGATGCGAACGGCAACGTGATCACTGGGTCATCGGACCCCGCCGGTTGGCCCGCCAGTGGTACGTATCACTACTTCGGTCTGGTGGGGCAGGAGCCGCCGGAGAACGCGCTCACCGAGTACAGCGTTGCCTTTGGTGGCGGAGAGGCGGCCGGCATTCCGTCGAGCGCCAAGTTCGTCTCAATCGGCGCGCTGCTGAACTACGATGACGGCGCCGCGCGCACGGGCCAGAACTGGCTGTGCCACGCGCGCATCCAGCAGATGCAGGACACCGCACTGCTTGGCACATCCTCTGGCACCGAGGTGAGCTTCTCGATCAATGCTGGCGGTTCGATGGCCGCAGGGCCTGGCGCACTCGGTGAGTACCTGTGCTACGTCAATGTCACGAACAGCAGCGATCGCGACGCAGTCATCTCCGCGAGCGCTCAGGGCTACCTGCGCGTCTATTACGGATCTGTCGACAGCCCAAGTTATTGCACTGCTCTGCTCGCCGCCGGCTCCATGAAAACGCCGCTTTTCGGCGGCTCTGTGCGCGTAGCCGAGTGCACGTCGGGCAGCGCAGGAAGCAGCTTTTCGCTCGAGAACTATGGCGTGCTCGCCGCGGGCCAGAGCACGCAGGTCTACGTGCTCGCGTCCCGATTCAACCGGCGCAATTCCGGGCCCACCGAATACGCGCAGATGGACTACGGGTCGTGCACGTTGCGCGTGGAGCTCATCAAGATATGAGACGACTGCAGTTCTACGATCCCGAGACGGGGATCTTCAGTCCGCGCGGATACTGCGGCCACGCCGTCGAGCAGAACGTGCCTGCAGGGCTCGCCGCGTTCGACGTGACCGATGTAGTGGACTTCGACTGGCAGGCGATGCGAGTCGAATCCGGCGCGCTCGTGGACTACCGGCCGCCAGCGCCGCCGGACACGGAGTTCGAGACCTATGCATGGGATGCAGCGACGCGCCGCTACGTGTCGACGCAGACCGCGGCCGGATGCTGGCGGGGCGTGCGCGCAGAGCGCGATCGCCTGCTCACAGCGTGCGACTGGATCGTGGCGCGCGCGCTCGAGCGTGGCGAGGAGGTGCCTCCCGCCTGGCGCGAGTACCGCCAGGCGCTGCGCGACATCACGCTGCAGGCCGACCCGCTGGCCATCGTGTGGCCGCAGCCGCCGCAGAGCTGAGCATGGTGCGTCTGCTCATCAGCATGCTGGTCGCGCTCGCCGCCGCCAGCGCGTCCGCGCAGACCCTGATGTCCGGGTTCATCTCGCGGCATTCGAGCGGCGAGTACTGCGAGTCAAATCCTGGCATCGGCGTGCGCATCGACGCCGGCGCATGGGCCGGCTGGGCGGTCGGCGTCTACCGCAACAGTCTGTGCCGCACGAGCGTGTACGTGGCGCGCGAGTGGACGCACCGGGTCGCGGGACCGCTGCACTTCGGCATGCTGGGCGCGCTGGCAACGGGCTATCGGTGGGCCGTCATGCCGGCGGTGCTGCCGGAGGTTGTGCTGCGCTTCGAGCACTTCGAGGCCGCGCTTATCGTGCAGCCGCTGAGCATCGAGCAGTCGCCGGCGTTCGTCGCCGCGCAGCTGCGTTGGAGGTTCTGATGGAAGCGCGCGAGCTGGTGGAGTGGCTATCGTTTCTCGGGCTCAAGGTCGTGACACTCGTGGCCGGATTCTTCGGCGCCACGGTGGCACTGACGGTGGCGCCGAAGCTGGGGCCTTGGCAACTCATCACATCGATCTTCGGGGGCTTGGCGATCGCCGTATTCCTTGAGCCGCTCGTGAGCTACTACCTCAGCATTCCTGCGCAGGCGCAGGGCGGCGTCGCCTTCGGGCTCGGGCTCGCGGGGCTGATCATCGCCGCCGGAATTGTTGAGGTGGCGAAGGCGCTGCCACAGATTGCGATCCGAAGAATTAAGCGCATCTTCGGGGACGTCGAATGATGACCATGCTCTATTCGATCATCTGCGCAGTCATCTGCCTGCACGCGATCGTCGATCTCAACGCATCAACGCGGCGAACCTCACGCCTGCATCGCGGAATC